ACTTTTTATTTGTTGTTCCAAAGATTCGACTATAGCCTGTTTTGACTGTGTTCTGGATTTTGAAACCTCTTCATTATATGCCTTCCAAAACCCAGTCAAGTCATGTATATGACCTTTCTCATCGACATACTTCTTAAAGAGTACAGGATATAGTTTCTCAATGTCTTTTAAGGCTTTAAGTTTAGTGGTCTCGGCTTCCACCTCGCTATTAATGGTGCTAACAAGACCTTCCAAAGTACGTTTCCGATCTTCTTCGTCCGTGTCGAGTTTTTCTATTTTCTTGTTGTACGAGTCCAAAGCACGTTCAGCAGATGTTGTGCTGTCGGATAATGCCCACATGGCAGCTCCAAGCCCTACAACTGCCGTTGCCAATAACACATACGGATTAGTAAGCATGACAGCGTTCAACGCTTTTTGTGCTGTTGTCTGCAAGACCAGCCATCCGTAGTGGGCACGTTCCGCTACAGTCAGGGCCGCTATGCCGGAGGTTTGAAGCGACTGAATGGCTGTTACGACCATGACTGCAACCCTGTATGAACCGTATGTAGCAACAAGTCCGGTCAATAACCGACCTACCTTCTCATAGTTCTCCACCAGATAAGACATGCCGGACAAGGTCTTGTTGATGACACCCTCGTTTTGTTTTCCGATTTTATTGAACATGGTGTCAATTGCATCTTCGATATTGCTTATTTGTCCGGTAATGGTTTTGGATTGTGCTTCCATCAGACCGCCGAATTTGCAGCCTTCATTGGTCATGGATTCAATGGCCTTCTGCACTTCGGGGAATCCTACTTTTCCTGCTGTCACAAGTTCGCTTACCTTGTCTTTGGTTACTCCGAATTGTTTGGCAAGTTCATCGGCCAATGGAATTCCACGTCCCATAAACTGACGTAGGTCCTGTGTGAAGAGCCTTCCTTGTGTCATGGTGGTACCATACAGCCAGACCAGATCGTTCAAAGGGATGGATAGTCCTGCCGCGATATCCCCAAGCCGGACAAGCGTATCATTCACATCTTT